AGCTGCTTCAAGCTGCCTTCCTGCTCGTTCTCTGTGCGCACGTTGTTCTGGATCTCCTTCTGCAAGGCACGCACGTTGTACTGGTACTCCTTGATGGTTGCGTTGATGGCTTCCGTCTGAACCTTCATTTCGTTGGTCGTGATGGTCTTGTCTTTTTCCTGCTGCTGCAAGTCCTTGATACTTGCCTTCAACTGGTCTATTTTCTCCTTGTATCTGATGATGCCATAGATTGCATCCTCGTACTTGACCTTGATGTCAAGAATCTGCTGTTTGTCTTCACTTACCATAGTTCGTTCTTTTTAGTTGTTCAACTCTATCATTGTAACCTCGCAATATCCGCTGTTTGTTGTCTTGATTTCGAGAACTGCGAAATATGCGCCATACTGTGCAAGGTACACTGGCTTCGTTTCATCAAAGTCCAGAATATCCAAGTCCGAAAGATTGAGCCGCTCTGTGATTACGTGCGCCCTGGCGATACTTGCTGCAAGCTGCTTGTACTTCGTATCGAATATGTTCTGAAGGTCAATATCGAATCGAAGTGCCGCTTGCTCCTTATCCTCTCTTAGCGTCATTATCCGCTCCTTGCATCCCTTATACTCGCCACCGTTTTTCATGCCGAATGAATCCGGTGTTCTTATCGGTATCCGGTTGTCATCGCTGGCTGCAAAAGGTAGCGTCCATGTGTCCTGCTCGTAGTCCAAAGTTTGGTTGTTGATTGCGAGGTCTGCATCATAGTCTCCAGTTGTCTCTTCGTCTTCCTTCCACTTGTAGCGGTTATGCTGCATGAAGTCAGAAACGGAATACTCGCTTTTTCGTGGTGCACCTTGGCGGTCATACGGAATAAGTTTTCCGCTCCAGTCGTAGGCGTTCGCCTTGTTTGCCCAAACTCTGGTAAACATGATAAACTGCACTTGCGTGCTGTTGGTCAGCTGTCTAGGGAATGAGCCAGTTATCAAAGCCAGAAACTTAATGAAGTTTGTTACCTCGATTTCGGGCATGTTTATGCCGATAGGGAAACTTCCCCCAATCGGAACGCTGTCCCCACTCTTGACTCTTGCCGTGATTTTGCCGCCATAAACGGAAGGAAGGTTAACTGTATTTACTCCGTGCATGATAGTCTCAAACGTCAGTACATCGTCCTTCTTTAGCGATATTGTGTTCGTTCCTGCCGAAAGTAAATAAAGATAGCCATCGATAGCATAGCTGCGTAGTACGACCGGGTACTTAACCTGCCCATCCTCGTATTCCAAATCTCCGAACTCGTATTCCTGCGTGGATGCCTCACCTCCAGTAGTACTTGGTGTTGTTACGGTCATTTTCACGCCAATAGGCAACTGAATCTCCGCAGCGTCTTCAAACTGGTGCCTGATGTAGTATTGTACTTGCACATCAAAGGTTAGTTCGCAATCCTTCGTTACCGTCAGCTTCTGCACATCGCTGCCAGTGCTTGGCGTGACTGATGTCAATGAGTTGTTTACGGAAAAGGAAAGCGCACCTAGTCCGTCACGGCTCTTAACGTCTGCGGTCAGATCACCAATAATTGTCTTGTCATCTGCCTTGTTGCTGATGATAGGAACTACGAGGTTGTTCAACATCTTCTTGGCTTCTTCATCCTGCCAAACGAAAGAGACACCCGACTTGCTTGCTATCCTTGACAATAGCCAGTCTACGGTCACGCATGGCTGCAAGAATTTTGGAGATGTCTTATATTCGTTCACCGCCACATCATCGCCCACGAAATCCTCTTTGTTATCGCCATGTATCATTTCATGCATAGGTGTCAACCCGGTAACAGATAGCGATAAAGTGCCGTAATATTCTGCAGGCGCATTCACTACAATGTACGCAGCCCTTGATTCTCCTCTGAGGGTATATTCGTCCAGCGTCTCATCTTCTCCGCTCACGGATATAACCTGCATGTGCTTATCCAGTACTGCATAGCTTCTGTAATCGCCCTTTCCTTGCGCTTGCACATTTGCCGTTGATGATGGCAAGAAAGGGATAAGAGCACAAATCATGTCCGATGCGTTCTCTATCTTTCCACTGATGTACTTTCCGACCTCTGTGCCAGTTCTGATGCGTCCACGGCTAGGCGAGTATCGTGTCGTGGTATACTTATTCCTCTGCACCAAATTAATACCAAAGTTATCTTTGCTCTCAATTCTGTATGGATTGTAATAAGCAAAGAATATCCCCTTGCTCACGGCTTCCTCCCTGGTGTTCGGTGTATTGTACTTTTCAAAAAGCACTCTGTCTGTCACTCCCAGTTCGTTCAGTTTCATTCCGCTCTCTAGCAGATTCGTGAACGCTGGCATTAAACCCCAGTAAATTGAGACATCGATGCTTTCCTCGATGCTCAGCACGTTCAATCGTCCGTCCCTGATAATTTGCACACCTCCACGGAAATAACTACACTGGTGGAAATTAAAAGGGTATCTGCTGCCGCTCTTCGGTCTGTCCGCTTGCTGCAAAACTGAAAGGTTGTGCACAGTCCGTGGTAACTGGATTGTATACGTGTAGTTCGATGTCATTTTCGTGACGTCACGAAAAAGGTTGCTCTTGATGTCGAGCACCACATCGGTGCTCTCCGGCAAGTCCATCAAAACACCGTCAATGTAAAGTTGCTGGTCTATCATAGTCTCTGAACGTTAATGTTGTTAATGATCATTTCGCACACGAAATCCTGCAAGCAAGCTGTACTCTTCGTGTAGCTTCCTGCCTTGATTGTTACGCTCGTCCACTGGTCTTCCTCTTGCGTCCAGTCTCCCCCTAGGTACATGTCAACGACTGGGCTGCTGGCTAGGTCTTGCAGCATATCGAACGTATCACTGTCAACCAACGGAGCACAAAGTTTGATTGAATCCGTGCGCTCGTATCCCTGCCTTCTTCCGCTGTCGCCAACGTAGCCGTATATGTCGCTGTATCCGCACAGATTGTTGCGTATGAAACTAAGGTCGCTGGCAATCTCTCTCGTTTCCTCCCCAGACGCAAAGAGCCAATAGCGGATGAATCCGTGTCGGTCAATCCAACGCAGATAGATGCCGCTCTCGGTATCGTCTCTGTCGATGCGCAGCAATAGTGACTGCTTGCCACCGGTGGCTAGACTGAAAGTAAGGTCGTAAGTGTTGTCGAAAGTTCCCTGCTGAATCTCTCCATCGTAGTCGTAGATGTTCCAGTACCTTGCACCGCGCGGTAAGATGATTGCATTGAAGTCTATCATGTCGGTGGTCGGAATCTCCAGCAGTTTGTTGGGTGCTCCCTCGTAACCGATTAGCAGTTTGGTGTTCGCCTTACTTAAATACATACCAAAAGAGAACGGATAGTTGGTGAACCACGTAAGGCGTTTGTAGCCGTTCCAGGTCTCCCCGAACCTTGGCGCACCCCATACCACGTTCGTAGTGAATTCGATGCTCGCAAGCTGTCCGTCTCTGTCATCGTATGCGTTAACCTCGACACTTATGTGCCGGGATAAGATGCTGGCGTCATAGTTCAACGTCCAGTCCACGCCTGCATTGATGCGTCCATCGAAAAAGGCTTGTACGTATGTCCTGGAGTCTGTAATGCACTTTCCGTTGAACGCCTCCACATTGTAGGCTCGTTCTGAGTTACCCCATCTTATTATTACCTCAATCCACGATAGGTTGCTTCCACTCGCTCTTATGATGCAAGGCAAGAAGGCGAAACACACTTCATCGGGATAGAAAAAAGAATATCCGTTGTTCGTTGTCTGTCTCATATAGTCTCATTGTTTAGTTTGATACTTCCCACAGAAAGATGGATTAATGAAATAAGTCGCTGCCCCAGCCGCTTCATCGTGTCGGGCACAACGTTGCTGTATACGTCAGCCCTGCCGCCCGTCCGGTGCAGTTTAGAACCCTTGTTGGCGATGGTGTGGGCGATTGCCCCTGCCATACTCATGTCGCCACGCTCCTGCGGTGTATACTTGTGCGGTCGCTGGGTCTTGTAGGGGATGGGTGTTCCGTGCAGTCCCTTGTCCTTCATCCACTGCCGGATGATGCCACGGAAGCCGTATGGTATCTTTCCTGCCCTTCGTCCGGTCTCGAGAACTCCGAATGGCTTGTGTCCCCAGAGGATGGTTTCTTCCTCGCTGGGCTGCTCCACCTTTAGGCTCGCAATCGTTCGCCCTGATGCGTTCTGTCCGTTGATACGTATGTGGTTGATGATAAGTTGCCGTGCTCTCTCCACTTCCTCACGCATGATGAGCGATGCCGCCTTGGGGTCGAATTGAATACCTCCCTTGCTCATACCTCACACCCTCCTATTCTCTGTGTCAGTTGCAGGGAGTACATTACGCCCGACACGATCGTGCTCAAACGCTCGATGATGGTCTCGTAGTACTGCTGCCCTTCCAATGGTTCGAACTGGTGCGACTGGTTGATGGCTCGTATCATCCTTGCCCCTGCCACCTTCATTCGGTCGATGCACTCTCCGTTGTCTTCTCCTTCCGCTCCCCTCGGTACGGTGTCGAGATACGCCAGGGCAACGTTCACGGTGTCGTATACTTTGCCGTTGCGTATCTCTGTCGTGCCGCTGGCTGGGATGATGCACACGATTGCCGGATAGTTCAGTTTCTCCAGTTTGGTGTCCGCTGTGTCCCAGTCCTCGAATAGGTAGGTATAGTCTGGTAGCGTGTCTGCTGCCAGCTGCTTCAATGTTTCTCTGATTGTTGCCATAATTATCTAGATTTACGTTTCATTTCTTCCGCTTGCAACTTCTGCAGGTTCCGCTCGTACACGCTTCTCTTGTTGTCCATTTCCATGCACTTGTAGATGCGAAGCCATGGGGTCTTCAATACTTGGTCGTGGTCGCTGATGCCCATCCTTACCGCATACCAGTCCAGCATGCCGAACAGTCCGAACCGCAGGGTATCGATTCCTGCCTCCTTCTCCAGTCTCGTTGGCTTCGCTGTGTCTGTGCTCTCGAAGAGCTTGTTGATGCGCTCCACCTCTGCTGTTACCCAGCCGATGAGCATAACGACATCAACCGCCCTAGCCTGCTCCACTTCCTTGTGGCTCAGACCGAGGACGGTTGTCACTATCTGATACAGACTTTCCTCGCTGTCTGATAGCTGGGAAAGGTCAATCAGCTGTCCGATTGATAGCTGGTTGAGATTGTCGGGTACTTGTTTTCCTCCGACAAACGCTGGTCGTGGCTGCTTGCCGATTTTATAGCTGGTGTGCCTTGCCACTGCCAGCCAGTACTTGAATGTCGTGTTCTTATCCATACGCTTTATATTTATGTCGTTGTTACTGCCTTAATACGTGCGCCCTAGCCGTTCCGTGGCTTGCTACTGATAACTTCTTCAAGGCTACGTATCGTATTGCGTCTATGCCGTGGTTAAATGCGTCTATAGGCTGGTTCGTGGTCTCTCCATCCCTTGACTTTTTCCACTTGTATTGCTGCATGTTCCCGATGATGCCGTGGCTGCGTCTTGTTATGTTGATGCGAAAACGCTTCAAGATGTCGATGCCGTTGTTGATACTGTCCTTGCCCTTGGTGCTGCCGATTATCCACAGACCTTGGTTGTGTATCTCCTGAATGCTCTTAGGCTCTGCCGAATCAGCTACGATAAGGTGTCGTTTCGTCAGTCCGTTTTCCTTGCATCGGTCTGCGATGTCATCGTTCGTCATTCCCGGCTGGTAGATTTCTTCGTCCACCCACAACTCTCCGTGCGCCAATATAAGGTGCTCCACTGCTGTCGGGTCGTTGGTGAATCCGAAGTCCAACCCTCTGCATTCCATCTTCCATTCGTCCTTTGGTGGCAGCTTGTCAACGATACCCCAGTTGGTGAATATAAGTCCGGTTATCTTTCCGGTCAGTCCACGCGCATATACTCTCCACAGTTCGGGGTCGTCAATCTCTTCAATCTTTTTATGTTCCTGCTCAGTAAGGAATCGGTTGTTTCGGTGGTCGCTCAGGATCAGTCGGCAGTCATCCCTGCCGATGATGTTGTTGTGCACCCAGAAGCGTGCGCTTGGATTGTAGTCGATGAACACCTGCTTTCGGGTTCGGATGGCAAGTTGCCAGAAAACTTCGTAGGGCACACCGTTCGCCTCGTTCACGAACAGGTAGTCACGCTTACCGTTCTTAGCGTCCTGCGCATCCTGGTAACTCTTGAACTCGATGATTGAGCCGTTCTTTCCTCTGTAGCTGCTGTCGCTCTTGTTGTTCTTGAACCAGTCCAGCAACTCTGCCCTTGTGTGCAGGATGGTGTCGAGGTCTCGCATGGCTCCCACTTTCAAGTTCGGGAGGTCTTGACCGCACACCGTGATAATTGCCATGGGATGCTCAAAAGAAAGCACTATAAGACGCTGCATGATGGTGTATGTCTTCCCCGAGGACGTGCCTCCTTGGTTCACAAGAAACCTTGGCTTCACGTCCGCATTCGGGTCATACAGTTCACCAATAACGTCAAATAGTGCCATACTTTCAAACAATAAAACTTAAAACAAAATTATGGTAAAAAATTATTCTTTATCCAATCCTTCACGCTCGATTACTTCCTGCTCGCTGGATGCGCACTGGTGTCCCGAGTTGATGTATCGTACCTCGATGCCGCCTTGAAAGCCTGCGTTCAGGTCGAGCACGACCTTATCAAGTCCGAGCAGCTTGCAGATCTGCGTCTCTGCCTTGATGATGATGTCGAGGTAGCGTGGTTCTCCGAATCCTCGCTTCTCTGCATCGTACATTATCGCCTTGACGGTCTCGATTGAAATCTGCTTTCCTCGCTCATCTACGATTGGCAGTCCCTGCTGGGTCGCTGTCTTTTCGTGGTAGTCCTCTTTGGATTTCTCCCAGGCTTCCCACGCTTCACGTATCACCAGCTTCAACCTTGCCACCTCGCTGGTTATCTTTTCGTCTGTGTCGGTCAGTCTCTCTTCCCTCCACTCCTTCAATAACCGCTGAATGTCGCAGTGCGCTTGGTTGTATTTCGGTCTGTCGAGCCGCTTGCGAACCTCTGCCGTGATTTCTCGCTCCGTCCACCCTCTGCGGTATAGGGGTGCGATAATCTGCAGGCGGTTCTCGATGTCTATTTTCTGCGCTCGATGCTTGTTGTTATTACCTTGTGGCATATTTTGATTCCTTGAAATTTATTTGATTTTTTATAAAAATTCTACTTGAAAAACTTGCATATTTCAAATAAATTTCGTATCTTTGCAAACGTAATAAGGGAAGAGTCCTTATTTACTGAAACCCTCCGAGGATGAGGGAAAAGTAAAATGAAATCCCAAAGCCTTATGAGAACTTACATTTCGATTAGGATTTGGAAAATCAAAATAACCTTCACGATTGAGCTCTGAGGGTTTTGATTATTCCAAGGGGTGGTGCTCGAACCACCACCCCACTTTGGGATTTCGTTTGCAAATTTACGAATTAATTTTCATATCACCAAATTTTTAACATTATGAGTACTACGAATGAAACTACCTCCAAATCTTGGGGAGGTGCTCGCAAGGGTGCAGGGCGAACGAAGAAATACGCTGCAACATTCTATTTCGGTGCTACCGAGGACGTGGCTAACATCTTGGCAGGGGTCGATAAGAAAGACCGCAGCGACTTCATCAATCAATGTATTATTAAAGCGATGGGCAGGGGTTAATCTCCTGCCTTTTTCGTTTCCGCTCCCTTGGAGGTTATTTTGTGCGAATTTTGCGTGTGTGCCGCTCTTTCAGCAAACTGGTGTAGTTTATCAACCTTGAAGAGAAAAGCCGACACATCGCAACTATTCGCCCTGCTTCTTAAACTCGTCTATCTTGACTGCTTTCTCGCCAGTCAGCTTTTCCCAGCGTGCAATGATAACATCGCAATAATGTGGGTCGAGCTCCATCAAGAACGCATTGCGGTTTAACTGCTCGGCTGCGATAAGCGTTGTACCACTACCACCGAAGCTGTCGAAGACATTCCATCCTTCCTGCGATGAGTTCTGAATAAGATATGCAAAGAGTGGAATAGGCTTCATGGTCGGATGTTCAACACTCTTTGTCGGTCGGTCAAACTCCATAACGGTCGTCTGCTTTCTGTCGCTAAACCAATTGTGGCTTGCTCCCTTCTTCCATCCATAAAGGCAAGGTTCATGTCTCCATTGATAGTCTTGCCTTCCTAATACCATGGAGTTCTTTACCCATACCAAATTCTCTCGCAGCTCCAGGTCTACCGTATTGATAAGGGCTTTCCGAAACCAATATGAGTAGCCATCGCTGTGGAATATATAGAACGAAGCACCTTTTTCCATATTTGCATTGGCAGCATTAAATGCGTTTGTCAAGAATTCCTCGAATTTATCGTTGTCCATCTTGTCATTTAAGACGACCAGTCCATCCTTGCGATGTCCTTCTGTTGCTGCGCCATCATAACCGTAAGCCACATTGTATGGAGGGTCTGTAAGATACAGATTAACCACTTGCCCCCCCATAAGGAACTTGACCTGCTCTGCATCCGTGGAGTCACCACACATAAGGCGATGTTTTCCGAGTTGCCACAGTTCGCATTCCTTGCACCGCTGTGGGATTTTCTCTGTATCCTCATCGAACTCATCGTCCTTTGCCTCCTTCTGATCCTCGTCTGCCTGCTCTCCATTTTTTAAGGAATCAGGACTCATCCACCCTTGCAGCTGCCAGTCTTGAATACCCCAGTCCTTCAAGAGGTCGGTATTCCACTGGTTCGCCAGTGCATCGGTGTCCCAGTCTCCGAAGCCTGCATTATCCTTGATGATGAATTCTTTCTTCTGTGCTTCCGTGAGGTCTGATGCCATAACGATAGTTGCGGTTGGCTGCTCCTTCCACAGGCTCCAGTAGTAGGCGGTTAACCGCTTCTCTGAATCGGTCAGCCGCTGGTCTGTGTCGAGAACGTCCTTGATAGCTTCCGGTGTCATGCTCACGATGTGGCAGAGTGCCCTCGTTCTCATATTGCCACCCAGTGCCTTGTAGGTTTCGTCTACGACTATAGGGCGAAGCTGGAGCATCTTAGGAAAGACGAGGATGCTCTTGACCAGCTTTTGGAAGTTCGCCTCAGTTATGGTTCTCGGGTTCGCTTCGTTCTCGCTGACCCTCGATAGTGCGATTTCTTCTGTTTTCATTTTCTTCTTTTTTAAGTTCGAAAAACTGCTTATCTGATAAACATTGGCGCAAAGATACTACTTTTTTGCTTTAGTTGTTAGTTCTTCGCTCACTTTTAACTTTTTCCAACACTTCGTTTTATCTTATCCATCAAAGGCTCTGATGGTCTTCTGCAGGGTTGTCTGTGTCTTCTGCGGTTTCACCTTGACCGGGTATCCTGCGCACACCCATGCGAGTAGAAGTGCGTCTCTCTGGTCTTGGTTCATCCTCGGCATTTTTTCTCCTCCGCTTACAAAATAAGCAATTTCATCCTGCGTGATTTTTCCGTCTTTACCCTTCCAGCACTTCTTTAGCGGCTTGATGATTTCGTAGGGTATATTGTAATGCTTGCAGCACTCAACGATGAGGATTCCGGTCTGATGGTTCATTCCGGTAGATCGCCCGATGGCTGCTGCCTTGACTGCTGTCATGAATTTACTTAGCACATGCCAGTTGCTCTTGTTGAGCCAGCCGCCTTCAATAACGACCTTAATCTTCTTGCAGCTCTCGTTCATTGCCTTCAAGTAGTCAATCAAAGCTGGGAAGTTCATTTTATAGGCGAGAAACTTCTTGTCGTCAAATACTGCTCCGACACCGCTTTCCTGGTTGTCGGGGTCGATGCCGATTATAACTGTTCCTTTTTCCATTTTTTCTTTAAAGTACTTATTTTGTTCAAATTTCGCGTATAAGCGTTTATTTTGTTTTGCTGGTGTAGTTTATTACTCAACACCCTTTACGTGCGCATATACGTGCACACATGCGTTATTATCCCTATCTTTCCCCCTACCCCCTTTCTTTCCCTTCTTTTTGGGCGATAGAGAAAGCTGGCAGGGATTCCGGAAGTTGTCTGCGGGTGCAAAATAAATGAATAACAAAATGTATATGTTGCAGGGTTCTTCCTTCTTCCACCGCCAGCCGAATGAATAAAAGCATAATTTCTAACGATTTCTTTTTCTTACTTCTTCATGTACCACCTCGCTTTCTTTGTTTTGATGTCAGACTTCGGGAGATGCGTTTCCGGCTCTCATATCGTAATTTCAAGATGTTATAAGTTATTTGTTTTGATAGGAGCCTCCTCTTCTGTCCTCGCTGGTTAAAAACTCTATTAATGAACTCACGACCGATTATTCTTTTTATTTTCGAGCAGCCATGCCAGATGCGCTGCCTGCTGCGGATTCTTGAACATGGAAAGAGCCTTCTCTACGTCCGGCTTCTTCCTCTCACGCATCGCCCTGTCGGCTACCCGGTTCTTTGTACCGTAGTTCCGGTAGTGCTTACTCCAGTACTCCTTTTGATACGCCCGGTATTTCTCACGGTTTCTCTTTCGCCATTCCTTCGTGGCTCTGAGGATCTGTTCCCGGTGTTCCTGGTAGTACGTTCTGTTCTTCTCCCTTGTTGCGAAATCGCTCATTGCATTCAAGTATTACCTTATGTTCTACATATTGCTTGCGCTCCGGGCAATAGATGCCATTTAAGCAATTTCGCCCGGAATCGCAAGCCTTGCATAATTCGCTCGCCATACGTCTTAGAATGGTAAATCCTCAATGTCGTAGGAAGTGAAGACAATATTCTCGTGCCCCTCGAATGGGATGCAGTGAGTGAAGTCTGCTGGCTTTCCGGTATGTAAAGGCAGGACGTTGTATCTATTGGTGAAACTCTCTCCACGGTCACGAATGAATAACGCAGGAAGCCACTTGAATTCTTTTCCGAGCCTTACCAGCACCTTGTCAAAGGTCTTGAAGGCTGGCTTCTTCATCGGTTTCTTCGGTGTCTTCTCCCAGAGGGTATAAGCCTCTTTGAACGTGCAATATTCGCCCTCTGTTGCTTCTCGCAGTTCATCGTGCACGCTGATTCGCAGGTCGAAGGCTTGGTCGGTCACGAACTTCTCGTTCTCGATTTCGTACTGGTTGCCGAATGTCAGCGTATCTTCGCTTTCGTCCTTGTCGATGAGCTTGCCGATGATTGTCAGCTCTCCGTCCTCATCATCCTCATTGAAGACGTAGAGTTTTCCGATTTCAAACGTAAGTTTCTCCGTCTTCTCAATCTCCAGAGTTTCACGGTTCAACTTACCACCAAATCGCTCTTCGATTTCTGTTACATAAATTTCAGAATCTGCACGGTTCAATTTTTGGAAGGTATTTGTAGAAAGATTACCTTCGTTCTGATACCATTTGTCTTCATAACAATCATGCGCAAACTTTCCCTTAAAAGCTCGGTAAGTGTTGTCCTCAAAACCATCAAAGATTGTATAGTACGGCTTCTTTCCTTCGTAACAAATAAGCACGTCTCCCTTCTTGAAGAACTTGCTCCAGTCTCTCATTTCCTTTGATGGGAAAAGCAGGACTTCTCCTTCTTTATAGATTTTTCCGTTCTTGTCGAAAAAGTGTTCTCTTCCAGCTTCGTCCTCAGTCCAGATTGCTTTCGCACTGTCCTTGTCGTTTGCCATTCCACTGTGCCACACCCTTCCGCATTTTGGCGTGTACAACTCTGTACCATACTCTTCATCTTTGAGTATCTCATAAATATCAATATCTTTCTGTTCCATTGTCTGAATGTTTTTATTGTTTATAACTTAACGTGTCCGAGTTTAAAATAAAGTTCCAGCAGTTCCTTGGTATTGAGCCAGAAATCGGTGTTGCCAACGTATACGTGATGTCGGTGTTCGTCCGTGATGATTTCTATCTTTTTCATATTTTTTTATTTAAAAAGTTCCAGCTGTGGATGAATGATGTCTGCTCGCTTCTTCTTAGCTGCCCAGAGAAGTAGGTTGGTGTTCTTGGTTCCAGCATTCTTCTCGAGGTCTCTGATGATGCAGGTCAGAGCATCGTGCTCCGCTTCTTTCTCATTACCGTAGAAAATACTGAGAGTGTCGTATCTGCTCGGGTAGGCTACCGGGCTGTCGTACCCATGCTTCCCTTTTTGAATGCTGTAGCCCCATATCCAGCCGAACTGGGTGTTGGCGGTCATTACCTTCCATCCCCAGTTATCTGCACCCTCTACGGCATACTCGATTACGTGCGGATTTATGCACTCATCTTTGATATTGAACTGGAAGCCTTCATGCTCTGCGACCGGCTTCTTGATGTCGTAGCTGTTATCGGTCAGCCATTTGAACCAGTCGTCTGAGGTCTTGAATACAAGCCCTGCGGCTCTGCATTCGTGAAAAAATAATTCATTCATGGCTTTAAATCTTTCTGAAGTGTACGAACTTGTGGTCTTCTCTTTCGGTGTCCAGGCAAGCAAGATTCCTGCACACAATGCCTTCTCTCTTACCGGACAAGATGCACTCGTGGCAGTTCTCCACAGGTAAGCCTATATCCTCAACCACATTGCAATTTACACCTTCAATGCTAATTGTCGACCCTACCGGGTATTCTGTCTTGAAGCATTCGCTGTTTACAATACATACTTCTTTTGCCATAATTCTTTTGTTTTAAGTGTTTAAAATCTGTTTGCCTTATAATTTACCGCCCGAAGCGTAAAAACGTCCCAGAGCGGCTATTTTTGCCCTCATCCGTTATTTTTCGGGCTTCCAGTCAATACCAAGCCGCTGTAGAACTCCCTTCTCGTAGTATCTTGTCAGCGAATCCTTGGCAGGCTTGTTGTTCGGGTTCTTCTTCAAGTCTGCAAGGTTCTGCTGGATTACCCACCGGAACTTGCTGTCTTGGCTCTGCTGGCTCGCTGGCTGCTGGTGCTTGGCTTGCTCGTAGAGTTCACCGATGCTCGGTCTTGCCGTTGCCGCTGGATCCTGCGCCCTGGCTGCTGCCGATTGCGGCTGCTGGCTTGCTGCTGGCTTGGTGTTGTCGTAGTTGCCCTCCAGCACCTTCGGGAAATACTTCCTTGTCATTACCCAGTCGTACGATGCCCAGGAGTGCCCTGCGTTCAGATAGTCGCTAGCCATAGCCTTGTCGATGGCTAGGTAAATCTTGGAAATATCTCCCTTGCAGTCCTTGAGCCTTCCTCTGATTGCCTCCTTGCGGTTTTCCGTCATCAGCGTCAGCCTTCGCATTGCGCTGTTGGTCTTGTCGTGCTGCTCGTTCCAGTAGTCCTTGATGGCTGCGTAGTCGATTTCGCCTTTCTTGGATTTCTTCTTCTCAGAACTTTTTTGCGGTTCTTCTGCAGCGCAAACGTTTTTCTCGGAAAAACTTTGCATAGAAGCTTCTTTAGAAGGTTCTAATATATTTGTTTCTTTAGAAACATCATTATCATTTACATATTCATTATCATTATGCATTGCAATTTGTGCATTTGTATGCATTTGCATGCTTTTGCATACTTTTGTATGCTTTTGCATGTCTTCGCTTGCTTCTGAATCCAATTGCTTTTTATCCCAGCGTTTTCGTGCATTTGCACGGAGTCGCTCGCACTTCTCCTCGTATTTACGCTGGTTTCGCTCCATATCATCTTTGATGAATGCGAATGATAACTTAACGAGAGGATCTTCGATTGAAGGTTCTTTGCCAGTCTTAGCAAAAGAAAGCATGTGCCTTGTTAGCTGCCCGAGTTGTGCATCGGTCAGTTGCTCGAAGATTTTTAAATATGATGTGTATATGATAAATGAATCACTCATGATGTTTTATTCTGATAATGATAGTTTCTTTTCCAGCTTCCGTTTGAGCACGGTAGCCATCCGGATTTTGTTCCGCTGGCTTGTGTCGGTCGGTGCTGTCACTTCCCTACCTAGGGAAATATAATTCTCCAGTTGAGAAATTATATTCCGTAGGTCGGTTTTTGATATAGGAACGCTAGCCATAAGCCCTGCCTTTACTTAATGAGTAGCCTTCGTGCTCCTTGAACATGCTTGATGTAGGCAGCGCATTCCTCGGGATGGTCTGTCTGAAAAGCCTTGGCATCGAACTTCTCGCTTGCCTTCGGTGCTTTCCACGTTGCCAGCGTCTTGCCGTTTCCGTCCACAATGCTCTCTGCGTCCCCGAAGAACAGCTTCAAGTTGTCCTCGATTTCCTTCTGTCGGTTCTCGAGTGTCTTGCCCTTCTCCTTGATTTCCTTCAACTCGATGAGCATGTCCCCGATTTCGGCTGTGGCTTCAATCTCCTTTCCTGCCTTGTGCAGTGGCGACTTCAAAAGAACGTCTTGTGCGCTGTATGCCGGTGGCTCTTGGTTGCCCACGATGTAGTCAAGCCAGAACTTGGTTATCTCGTCACGCATCCATCCGAAAAATTCGGGGTCGAAATCTATGTCACGGTAGCCGAACTCCCTGCCTGCTGTCAGCCAGGCAAGTGCTCCGTCCTTGTATTCGCCCACTCCGAGGTTCATCTGTAGCTGGCAGAACCAATGCTTCGGGAGGTCGTCTGCATCTATCTGCATCTGCGTGGTCTTGCACTCGAGGATGCTCTTGCTCGCTTCGTTGTGCGTTGCAGAGACTCTCCAAAAGGTACGGTCTGGGCTTACTCTCAGATACGGAGTATCGGTGTTCGTGATGGTGTAGTCGTCCGTGCTCGCCTTGATGATGTGGCAGTGGCTCTCTCGCTTGAAGAACTGCGCCACAGCATCCTCCAGCAGGTGTCCTGCAACCATCGCAAAGTTCTCAACCTTTGGTGGGTCGATACCCTTTTTCCTTCGCCACAGCTGGTATGGTGTCTCCCAGGGATTCAGTCCCAGTACTGTGCCTGCCTCTGATGCACCTATTCCCTTCGAGCGGTTCTGCAACCACTCCTCTCTGCTTTTATATTTAATTATCTGCTTCATTGTCTTTTATTTTTATGTTTGCGGTATAATACATTTTCGCTGCTCCAATGATAAGCTGACGAACGAATTCATCCCTCTTCATTGAATGCACAAGTCCACTTGCGAGGATATCGGCTTTTCCGGAATAGGCAATATGGAAATCGAATCCCTTGTTCCCGTTATCGTCTGTATCTCCAGTAATCTCAGCCGCAACCTGCAGATAGTTTCTTTCTTCTTCGGCTTCTTCTGCCCATGCCTTGTAGGCGTCTGCGGTTCTACTGAAATATTTGTCGATGGTGCTCTTGTGTTTCTGATTGTTTTCTTTTTCTGCCATAATTTTTACTGAATGTTTAATAGTTGCCACGGCTTCCCTTGGTAGGTTATGATGGGAGCCCACCCCATAGGTTGTGCCGTGGCGGTTCGGGCTTAACGTTATAAAAACTATTTCTTTGCGGCTGCACCAGTCTTGCCTTGACTGCGGTTCATTGCCTTCTGCGCCTTGTTCTTGGCATCATCGGCTGCTGCCTGCGCCTGCTGTGCGATGGCATCCTGCTGCTTTGGCTTTTTGAAGGTCTCCTCTACTGTGGTCGTACCTTCCTTGATAGCATTGTATACACCAGCCAACTTCTGAATATCCTCTGCCGTGACTTCCTCGGCTGATTTCTTGCCCAGGTATTCCAGCAGCATAAGGTCTGTTACCTGGTACACTTGGAAGCAGGCTACGCAGCTTTTCCACTGGCTCTTCACGCCAGTCTGCTTGATGTGCTCCAGTGCCTTTGCCTGCACTTCCTTCACCACGCTTGCAATCAATACCTGCGGCACGACCTTGCAAATTGCGTTACGCTGGGCGATCGCCACGGCTGCATTGCCAACTACCACCTGCATGTCCTGCGAGAAGGTATATCCCTTCGATGTCAGAATGCTGCGCTTCACTTCGACAGAGTAGGCAACGTTGCTCTCTAAGTCGTGGCAGACGCCTTGTGCCGTGATGGTCTTGCCATCGTTGGCGATGATGCGACCCGCGATGCGGAGGTTCTTCCAGCATGCGGAAATGATTTCTGTAAACCTTACGCTAGGACCCTCAATAACCGATACCTGACCATCCTTGCCCTTGCGCTCGAGGTGATAGAAGCAGTTGTATGCAACATCATCGTCCATCGCTGCCAGTGCTACCATGTTCTGCTTGCATTGCATGATGTCTCTCGGGAACTTGTGCGCTGTGGCAATCTGTCCGTCAATCTCCGAGCGGTTGATAGCTTCCAGCATTTCGCCACCACTCACATTGATAATTTCATTTTCCATAATTCGTTCTTTTTATTGTTCGACTTATTGTTCATTAACTCTAGTGGAAGGCTGGGGATTCGAACCCCAGTTGACTGCCAAAACTTACCCCCCCCTTGCCAGCTGCCGAGGGATGCCCTTCCGTTGCAGGGCGCACGCTGTCGTTTCCGCATATTACATGGTAAAAACAACTAATTAGATAACCTTTGGAAAATAAGTTTTGCGTGCGCCCTTTGCCCTGCCGCTGCAGGGAACCATATAATAATTGTTTAACATCTGTGTCAAACCAGTTGATCCATAAGGCTGTCGAGCCTGCTTTCCTCGAAGGCGTCCATCGGGTCTTGGTCTGCGTATTGGCTGTTCTCCTCCAGCCAGTCGTCCATCACGTCTTGATAGTTAACGCAACCCTCGATAGCTTCCTCCAGCCGCTCGCTGTCGTTGTTGTTATTCTTGTGCGTCACGACCGCTGTGTTCCCGGTTCTGTCGCACCATACGCAGATGTTGCCTGCCTTGGTTTTAATATCTACCCTTGCAACCGCTGGTTGCTGTGGTTCACGGTCTAACTCCAGCCAGATGGCATCGTACATCTTCTTCCTGCAATCCTCTATTATCTTCCTCATTTGTTACCTCCTCTCTGATTGAATATGTAACTTTGGAAAGTCTCACGGCACGACTTCAATACCTCGTTGCCGCCAATTCCGTCCAGTGGTATGAGCGGTATGTTATCCAGTGCCAAGCAAAGGTTGCCTTCAAACTCTCGGTACTGGATTCTTCGCTCTGCCTCCAAATAGCACTTGTTGTTCAGTTCGCATTGCTTTCTGGTCTTGCGGTTCGCCTTCCAGTTAGTGATAATCCAGCAGATGTCGGTATACTTCACGATCATCCTGCGCATATTGATTGATAACTTGCTCATAGGGCAATCCTCCAGACTTTTTTAATCTCGCTGCCCTCGAAAACCTTGCGGTTGTCGATTCTGCGGAACTTGACCTTAATCTTACCAGCCTGCAACCACCTGCGCAGGGTGTTGCGATGGATGCCCAGTACCTTGCAGGTTTCTGTCATGGTGTATCTGCCTGCGTCTGCTACCTTTGGTTCTTCGTTCGTCATAACTAAGCCCTCCAGAAAATTAAAGTTACTAATGCGATGGCAACTGCCAGGGATAATACTTCGTCACTTGTGATAATCTCGATAAACTTCTTCATACGCTCTGAATGTTTAAATTGGTTCTACTTGATTATTTGCGCACGGCTGCACGTCTCTTCTTTGGTGTTATCAATCCAGCCTTAATGAGGATAACACGCACGTTCTGCTGGGTGCAACCAACACGCTGTGAAACTGCGAGCATTATTCTGCTGTCTGAGGTCTCGGCAGGTGCCTTTGCTCGGAAATCTGCAAACATCGCTATGATGTTCTTCTTTCTTTCGTCCTGCTGCTTCTGCAGTGGGGTTCGAAAATCATAATTAAAATTTTCTCCCATTTTCTTTGTATTTTAAATTATTTTGTTTATCTTTGCCAAAGAGTTTTTAAACTCATTGTGTAATTCGGTTGCAAAGATAGTTTAATTCAGTTTAATATGCAAGTAAAACACAATAAAACTGCATTATTTTAACTTGTTTTAATTCTATTGTAAACTATTTTACATTATTTTAAATTAGTTCGATATGAATACAAATGAAGAAGTAATAAACAGAATTACAGAAATTAGAAAGAAGAATGGGCTATCCATCAACAAGTTGGCGGATAAATGTGGAGTAAATTCCGCAAACCTTTCGAGGTCTTTAGCAGGCAAAGCTTCATTGTCCGACCGTGTAATTTACAAAATCGCCAATGCCCTGCACGTCTCGGTTGACTGGCTGGAAAATGGTATTGAACCAATGTTCTCCCCTACGGTCGCCAGTACTGCCGATGTCGGTGCAGGTATTACTGGTTCAAACGTCTCCCAGTCGCTTGGTAGTGATGCAGCCTTGGCTGCTGAGAATAAACTGCTGCGAGAACAGAATGAGTTCCTGCAAAGTCAAGTAAAAACCCTGCTTGCCATTGTCGGTCAGAAATAATTTAGTAACTTTGCAGCGCAATGTGGATAGAAAAATTAGGCTCGTACTTCGTTGATGTGTCGAAATATATCTTGACTGGTGTCGTGATTAGTTCGCTATTCAAGGATTTCGAGGATAAAGTATTAATTTATATAGTTGGAATCGCCCTAGCCTTCCTCTGCTTGGTCGTGGGTCTCGTACTCAGCAACAAAAAGGATGGAAAGGGCAAAAAGGAAAAGGAGAAATAAATTATGGGAGTATATTTAGCTTTCTTGTTCGTGGGAGTGCCTTGTATGGTGTTCCTCGCATTCTGTCTCACTAGAAACGGAAAAAAATGGCTTAGACAAAACAACTTGCTTTAGCCTATGGAATTAGCAACTTTATTTATGTTCATAGGTGCGGTTATCGGCACAGGTCTCGTGATTTGGTCTAAGACGAAATCTGGCGAGAAATGGCTGCGTGAACTTTAGTTCTCGCTCCAGGTACAATATCAACTAAAATTCTAAGTAACGATGAAAAAGGAGGATTTCATAGAGCGGAAGGAGAAGATTCTTCTTGCCGCCCTCGGGAAAAGCTGGCTATGGAAAGCCAGCAGGTTGATAATAGGTATTATCCCTCCAGTGGGTGCGTTTGTAATGCTGATTCATTGTTCCCTGCTCTCCATGGGCTATAGGGCAAAACTCACAGAGTGGATATTCGACTGCTCGCTGTTCGGGTTCATCGCCTGGATCATTTGCAGTCTAGCCTATGGCTTCTGCTGGGTGCATCGAGCGTTCGCTACCTACGGAGTGTTGATTTCATTCTGCATCGACTTCCAGCGTTCCTTCGGGTTCGGTGTCTTGCGCCAGCCGCTGCATCTGCTGATGGTCGCCCTAGGGCTGCTGCTCTTCTTCGTCTTCATCAAGAAAAAGGCTTGGAATGAGTTTTACGATAGAAATATAAATCATTTAAACGATTAGGCAATATGAAAAAGTTAATAATGTTATTCGTGCTTGCGCTTGCGTGCGTGGGTGTGCGTTCGCAAACTCTTTTATCTAGGAGTTATGACGTTTCTCCAGTTATTAGCTACACCGTTTTTGAGCCGCAAAAAGACACGGTGTATTACTGGCAGATAAACAATGTTAATTCAGCAAAGACGATTGAATCTTTCTATATTAGGTTTCGTGGAAGAAACGAACTGCAAAGAACGCTCAAATTTCTTGTCTCACTTGAAGGTGAAGAAAAGGGTAGGACTTACAGGCTTGACGACACGATTGACGGAAATGAGGTAACAACTGGAAAGGTAGAAGGTTTCCTCTTTATCCCATCCTCAGAAGGTATTACCATCGAAAACAAAAAAGGGTTTCTTCCATCCTCATCATTCTATACCTACAAAAGTCTAGCTGATGTTGCCAAAGGTGGTTTTGATGAAATTAAAAGAAAGAAACAACCTCGGCAATTTGTGTTTGAATGAAGTATCTTAGTCTTCTCGCCTACGAGAAATATTTGCCAGTGCTCACCCCTTCCGAGGTGGATGGGCTGCTGACTTCTCGTCCAACGCTGGCTCAGTTGCAGGACTGGTCGCAAAGATTGAATAATCATCGGGCAAGGCTTGAAAGCGTTTTCGGTCGTGCCTACAAAAAGATAAAATAATATGGAAGATAAAAATCTGATGTCCGCTGATGTGGATATAGTAGTTCGTTTCTTCTCTGCCATCGACCGCCTGAAGGCTGATGGTTGCATTGGCGGTCTCAAGACGATAACCGACCGGTATGGTCTCAACCGCTGGAACATCATGTCCCTGCGAGACGATCCTGCCGAGTATTACGGTCGTTTCCGTCCGTCTTGGGTTCAGTTCCTAGTCCGTGACTACCACATCAACCCATACTGGCTGCTCCTTGGCTCGGGAGAGTTTTATGCGACTGGCTTCACGTCCGAAATCGTGAAAAACCTGAATAAAAACTGCACAAGAAAAAAGCAGTCTGCATAAGTTTTTAATTTTCAATTATTTAGAACATACGTTATGATTTTAAGTACAACTTTACTGGTTTCCCCAGTATTTAAAGGGGTTCTTTGATGCTGGGATAACTTGAAAATGCCGCAATCATGCACCACGTTGCACCATTGCGGCTCTTAACGCTGAAAATAAACTGAATAAATACTGCACGGAATTATGGCAACACTGAGATTATATCTTGATACGAGGGTAAAAAGGCAGGATGGTACGTTCTCCATCCGGCTTGCCGTTAACCATCACGGTGGGACTGCCTTCATATCGCTCAATCAATACTGCAAGAAAGATGAGTGGGATAAAAGGTCTTGCAAGGTGCGCAAGCGTCCCGATCGTGATGCTATCAACGACTTTCTGCTTGACCGTCTGAATTTTTATAATAGAATGATGATGAAGGCGCAATGTAGGGAAACATACCGGGGTGATATTACGGCTAGGGAACTTCGAGACTTAATCATGCTTGAAGCCGAGCCTGCAAGGGAAAAGGTCGCCCTGCTTCGAGATGGCTTCATTGCCTACGAGGGCAGGAATCTGAAAGAGAACACGATCAATAGATACAAGTACACTTGGGCAAAGATTGAAGCTTTCCTTGGGAAGGAAAAAGCGGCTCTGCTTACATACGATGAGATTAACCGCTCTTGGCTTGAAGATTTCGATGCGTTCATGGCAAAGGAAGGCTTGTCTAGGAATACCAGAGCCAGCAGGATGCTCTGTGTCGCTGCTGTCTTCAACTTGGCGATTGATAATGAGCAGACGAAAAACTACCCATTCCGCAGGTACAGTCTCCGGCTTGAGACTACGAAAAAGCGAGATTTGTCGGTTGAGGAAATCCGCTCTATCTTCGAAGCTGGTGGTGATGAACTGGTCGACATGTTCCTGCTGATGTTCCTGCTGATTGGTATCAATGTGAGTGACTTGTTCGCCTTGACAAAGGAGAATATCGTCCGTGGTAGACTGGAATACGACCGGGCGAAGACTGGCAGGCATTACTCCATCCTTCTTCATCCAGAAGCTCTCCGAATCATCGAGAAGTACAAAGGAGAAAAGAAGCTGCTTCGTTTCTCGGAGCATTTCAGGAACGTTGATGTCGCAACGGTTATGATAAACAAGAAACTCGCAAAGGTTCGCCCAGGGCTTACTACGTACTACGCTCGCCATACGTGGGCTTCTATTGCCTTCAACATTGGTATACAAAAGGACGTGGTATCGCTTGCGCTGGGTCACTCGTTCGGTGTCCGGGTAACTGACACATACATCAATGCAGACCTATCGAGAGTAGATGAAGCAAACCGCAGGGTTATTGATTACGTGCTGTACGACAAAAAATAGCCTTATTTCTTGCGAATTTGCCGCAGAAACGGCTCAAATTGTTTTCGGGGATAGTTTTACGTGCTTACCACGTAAGCGGCACAGAACGCAAAATTCGGTGTAAATCGGGAAAAGAGCATAAAAATACCCCAGCGGTGAAAAAGTCGAGCCGCTGGGGTAATAAGTGGAGACCACTTTAAACATTCAGTGATGCAAAGGTACGCTTTTCCTTTGAAACCACCAAATTATTTACCAAAAAATTTCTTTCTCAACAAATCATTGATGAATCGTGACTTGTTGGGCAATGCGTTGAGGAAAGGCATCAGGTCGTTGTCTATCTGTATGCCTACGAGGGTAACCGTCTTGCCTGCTCCCTTCTTGGTACACTTAATCTTTGCCATTTTTACCTCCGTTTATTAATTGTTCTGCTACATTCTTAACTAACTTGTTGTAAAGTTCTCCCTTTAACTCTGGGTGCAACTTCTTAACTGCAGCCTTGGCATCTTGAAGAGCATTCTCACGCTTTAGTGCTTTACGATACTTACGTTGAATCGATGCAATTGCCATTAACGCATTATCAGCTTCTTTTACGTATTCATCATCTGCTCCTCCTTCAACTGCTGATGTAATCTCCTCCGAGCAAAAAGATATTGCATCATATTCCTCTTTGGTAATATATATATTAGCCATACATCAATCCTCCTCTTAATAATCAAGAATGACCGCATCGCCAGCACCCTTCTTCGTTCTCTTGATGTTTCTTCTATTATTCTCCATATCCGTGATTCTTTACTGGTTCTCCATTTACTCGCAAAAGGTTGCACTGATAGATGCTACACCTCTTCGGGTTCTTTCGTGGCGTGCCATCCTTCTTGCAGGTCATACCGCGATATACCAGGCAAGGCAAGGAGTTGTATTCGTGGGTTCTCTTCGAAATCTCCCAGCTTTCAACCCTTATCGTGTCGCAGTGGTCGCTGATATAATCTCCTACCAAAACTGAGCTGTGCTCAGTAGCAAATGCTCTTGCCAGTATTCTTCTTTCATTCTCAGCCTTCACGTTGATTTCGTGCAGGGCTTCTCTGTACTCTTGTTCTGTCATTGTCTTCTGTCTCTTTTAAATGGTCTATCTTCAGTTGTCTATCCAACTTGGTTTTCATTCTGTTCATCTTGTGTTCAATCCTGCCGATCTGCTTATAAGATAACCACTCCGGCTTGATATTCAACTCCAGCCAGTACTGGCGCATTTCCTTGCAATGCCGGGCGATGCTCGGGAAATAGAGGTGTCGCCAGTATGGATAGCGAAGGAAGTACTTGCAATCGGATAGCATACGACCAAGCATCATGTATTTATGCTTTTGTCCTTCTCCGAGACTTACAAGCCTTCCGTTGTCCCCGATCCACAGCATTGCTCCCTCTCCCTTCCAATAAAAGTCGAAAGCCTTGCTTACCGGATAATAATAGCCATCGAGCACTGTGCCTTCCTTGAGGTCTCGCCCAATCTCTCGCAGGCAGGTTCTTCCCCAGCTGGTCGTTACCTCGACCACCGCTTGCGCTGGCATTTTGTCGTATTCCTTCATATCTTGATATATTGTGCAGGGCTTGCGCCCTGCTGGTTAATACTTTTCAATCCAATACTCTGTTGTACGATTCAATCCTAAGCATGCAAATTCAGTCTTGAAATAACCTTGACGTACCCAGTGTGGATAAAAATTATCGGTTTTTTTATATTCCCTAAACAAGCCGTTCAAGAATTGCTCTGCCTTGTCCTTGCGTGTAAAGTTTGCCAGCTCCTCGATTTCCTCGCCTTCTATCTGGCTCTTGATGTAATATTTTGCTCTTGCCATTGTATTGCCTCCTATCTTTGAATTATAAATTGAATACCTGCCCAGTCTGCAATGTTGTTGCTCTGCTGCAATCTCTTATTCTCCATATCAATCAAGATTGCTTCTGTCTCGGAAATCTGTTTGCCGTTTACAAAATACTTCTTCATAGCTTCACCCTCCCTTGATTACTTAGCATACAATGTTACTACCAATCCTCTTCTGAGTGCGCAGCGGCAAGCGTCCATACCAGCCTTCAATGCTCGCTTGATAAACTTATTGAAGAGTTCTGCTCCGATGAGCTTCAAGATTCCGCTTACTCCTACGAGTGTGTTTATCTTCTTGCCATCCTCTGTGCGTCCGAAGACCTTAATACGGAAGTTTGAGTTGATAAACTTTGTTGTGAACTCTAAAACGTTTGAATTTGGCTTTTTCATTTTTCTCTGGCTTAACCGTGTTGCCTAGGGCTTAGTTACTGAATGTTTAATGTGCTTATCTCCTAAACACGATGCAAAGATATTAATATTTTTCGGTTCTACCAAAACTTTTCCCGAAAGATATTAATATTTTAACTTTTATTGGCTGTTTATGTCGTAAGCACAGCTGTTTTCGGTCGTTCTCGGTACGTTTTCGGTCGTTCTCGGTACGTTTTCGGTCGTTCTCGGTACGTTTTCCACGCTCTATATAATAATAACCTGCACGCATTAGCTAGAATGAATATAATCTAACTCTCATATCCCCTACCCCTTTTCTCTCAATGAAAAGTGTTCTTCGCACAAAAAATGGGCAGAAAAACGCTCTCCTGCGCTTCCTGCCCTTTTAAAGATTGATATTATGATTGAACCTATTGAACTCTCTTCTTGATGCGCTCCTTTATCCAGCAAACCGCAACGAGTGCCAGGAATAGCAATACGCAATCGCCAGCGAGTAATCTTATCTTATGCCATGTGCTCGCTGGCTTCTCTACCTCCTTGGTCTTGTATCGGTTCACGTAATACTTGACCTTTACGGTGTCAGTCACGAGAACATAGGTATCGCCTACGATGGTGTCTGTCTTGGTCGTTGTCTTCCATCTGGTGGTCGTAAGATTGTGCCACCGCTCCTTGATTACGGTGTCGCCCTTGATGTACACTAGCACGCTGTCATGCTTGAATATGCTGTCGTACTGCCGGGTGTCCTGCCAGTGGATCTGTCGCTGGTTCACGCTGTCACGTCTTACACTGGTGTGTGCGCTGTCGTGATACACCGTGTTATTTTGCGCTGTTTTAGCGCATGAACAGCCAAAAATCAAAAGTGGGGTAATTATAAGCATGGCGAGAAATAACGCCACAGAACGCAAATTTCGCCCTTTTCTTGAATTTTCCATACTTTAAAACTTTAGATTGATGTGTTTATTACGCAAGCACCTTAATATTCAAGGCTTCCTTGGCTCGCTTCAAATACTTCTCGCAGGCTGCCAGTCCATTGTACCCTCCGTTTATCTTCTTGCGGATAGCCTTCAAGTTGTCTTTGTCTGCCAACTCATTGCAGCCGAAAGTGTCGAATACCCACATCGAGGATTTCGTTGCTCCCAGAGAACGCTCCAGGAGTTCGGGACTGCCCACAACATCGAAGCCGCAATAATTGGCATATTTCCGGTAGTTGGCTCGCCCGGTAATCTGTATCAATCCCCTGCCCTTGTACTTCACGCCATCGCCCTGCTGGGTGTTGCCTAGGTCTTTCCTGCCCTCGTAGGCTCTGCCGCTTGCCAGTTCCTTGGTATATCTGAGCTCACCGGATTCGTGCGCTATTTGTGCGAGATAGTGCGCCATCCTTAGTGGGGTATTGATGTGGAAATGCTCTGCCCATCCGTTGATGATTGGAAGGTAGGTGTCTGCCCTGCTGCCTGCATTCGGCATTACCTTTATAAGTTGCGCTCTAGTTATCCTCATTATCTCCTCCTTTCTTCCGCTCTTCCTTCATTATCTCGACAACCGCCTTTGCAATTTCGTCTTTATTCTCGAGGATCACCTGCATAGTGCGGTCTTGCTTGCGTATCTCAGCCTTCTCGTATGCCTTCTCCCGGATGCTCTTAAACTCGCACAGAAGCAGATACACCGTCCAGGCGATGGCGAACATAGGGAAGGGAGAGATAACACACGTAGCCACGTCCATAAGCGAAGCGATACCGAATGTCGGGAAATACTTCTTCGCCTTGTCGCACGTTTTCTTCAACCCGGTCGACGTTCTTGCAACATGCAGTTCCTTCGCTTTCTGAATGCCTGCTATCAGGTCAATTGTCATCGCTATCAGAATTGTAGCGAAACAGATAAAAATTACTAGGGCGCACAGATATAAGTGGTGCACCTGAAAATCGTGAAATACTTCGCTCATATCAATTTATTTTTTTTGGTTATTCCAATTTTTCCCAGTCGATGGTAACGCCCTTCCCGATGATGTCTGCTGTCCACCTGCAGAATGCCATACCCTCGTATCCGTCTGGATCACTGGCTACGGCAATAGCATACTGTACGCAGTCGCTCTCGGTCTTGATTACCTTCGGGTAGAAGTCCGCATAAGCCATATTAGCCAAATAGAGAATATCCCCGAGGGTCGTGCCCTTTGAGATTATCTCGTTGTTTGTTGCCAGCCGGATTTCGTCTACCGTCCATCGGTGGCTCGTTCCGTCTACGTTCTTCATCTGCTCGCTTGCCTTGATTGCTAGCTGTTTCGTGAAGTGGTAGCCGTGCTTGGCAACGTATGCCACGTACCCACTGGCTCCCATGAGTGCCTTTGCTGCCTTCTCGTATGGTAAGCCGTGGATGATGTCGCTCTCTTGGTGCTGGTGTCGCTCTTCCTCGCTGTCGCAAGAATGGCGCATAACGATTATTTTCTTCATTGTGCGCCCTCCTATCCTAGTTTGTCGAGTAACTGTTTAACCATGCCACGAATGCCGCTTATATCGCCCTCAAGTGCCTTGAAACGCTTTTCGGTTTCCTGCTTTTCCTTGATTGCCGGGTTCAAAGCTGCGAGAAGTTCTTCGCCCTTGGCTTTCCGCTCCTTGCTTGGCTCGTATGCCTTGATTATCTCATCGGCTTCATTTACCAATTTCCCGACTTCGGGCAAAAGGTCTGCCTTGTCAGTTGCCAGTACGATTTCGCCTGCAAAGGTAACTCCGAGGTGTTCGGGTATGGTGTAGATGGTCTGCTTTCCCTCAACCTCGATTGTTACGTCTCGCATTGGCTGTCCGCTGCTGGAAATGGTTGCGATGCCAGTGTTGATGTGAGGCTGGTTGTCTACGACCTTGCCTTCCTTAACTTCCACCGTCTGCTTGTCTAGCAGATAGACCGGGTGATTTCTCTGTATATTCTTAAATTCCATGATGCGCTCTTTTTAAATAATTCGATAAATAGACAAAAAGGGGTCTCACTGATAGAACAGCGAGTTGCCCCTTGATAGATTTTGTTTAGACCTACTACGCTCCAGTTGTGGTTGTGGTGGTCTTCAGCTGCTGGATGATGAAACCAGTCTGCTCTCTGCGCTTGCTGTCCTCCAGCTGGATGCGAAGGTCTTGCTCCCAGTGGTTGTTCAGAACATCAACGATGCGCTGAGTATTCTCCTTGCCCGAGGTCTTCAAGTCGCAAACGACCGTCTGGATGAGGTTGCCGAGGTTACTGATACCTCGCTCCAGCCCAGTATTGGTGTAGCAGAACCCCTGCTGCATTGCGTTGATGATGTCCTTCTGCCCCAGCTGGTTCTCGTAGCCCATACGGTTGATGTTCTGCTGGGTGGTGCAGCAACAGTCCTTCAACTGCTGGATGATGTTGAGGTTTCCGAGGTTCGCTGCGTTGATTACTCGCTCTGCGCTGAAACCAACCTTGCCGCCTACATCTTGGATTGCTGCCTGAATGCCGCAAACAGAAGCCTGCAATGCGTTGAAGTCGCAGTTCAAGTTAGCCGCCAAGGTCTTCAAGTCTTGGTTGTTGCCCTGAATTGCGCCCATCAACAAGTCGCTGTTGTGGTTGTCGCTCATCTGAGTGCGAAGGCTGTCAATCTGAGACTGGATTTCGGAACGCTGAACGTTGCCGTTCTGTCCGTTCCAGCCATCACCGTACATGAAGCGGAACATTCCTAACATCATCATGTAGGCGAAAGGGTTGTTCCAACCTCCACCCATACCACCGTTCATTGCTGCCAGCATAGTCGCTGGATCATTGTCTCTACCTCTAGCGAGCAAGGCTGCTGCTAGGTTGTCATTGCCACCGTCCCCAGTGCAATAAACTTTCTCGATTGTGTCTGCCATAAAATTTTGAGTTAATTACGTTGCGGAAGCCAAATATTGGAATCCGCTGCAAAGTTACTCTGATTTTTGGCTCGCTCCAAAAAGTTAGTGCATGTGTATTTATCGAATTATTGTCAAAGAACGCTTTTGGTTATTTTCTTTTTGTTTCTTAAATGCAAATCGGCTCTACGTCCTTGTTTAGAAGGGTCGCTTGTGCCGTGGCAAGTCGATAAACTCGAGACGTACTGATATAGGTGTAAGCCATCTTGCTCAGATGTCTCACTGCTGAAACGGTGCGGTTTAATACGGTCGCAGTGGTCGTAATGCTGAATCCTGCGTGTATCATCTGCTCAACGACCATACATCGTGCCATAACGAGGTTTTCTGCTCTCGACTTGCCGAGGACGTCTTCTCTCGTAATACTTAATTTTCCGTCCGGCAGTTCAATAGCACAACACTTGATTACGTTGTCTATAACTCGCCATAGTTATTTCTCCTTGTCATTCATATATAATTTATTAAAATTATTGTATATTATTATATATATTTTCGAACGAAAATTGTATTATTCTGCCCCCAGCATAGAATCAATCATTCCGTCAATAGCTTCATCGGTCATGCTCTTCTTAATAGAAGGATCTGCGCCAATTGACTTCATCATCATAGCTACCCAGGGGTTGTCACTCTCCAGCGTGGATTGTATCTGCTCCTTGTATGCTTCGTGAAGCTCGCCCGATTCCTTGAAATCCAAAAGAACCGTGCGCAAGGCTTTCACTGCGTAGTTATCCATCAGCAAGGGATTGTCCCTTGCCGATGAAAGTTTGGTAAGAAGCACTGCCAGTGCTTCATGTAATTGTTTCTTATTCTTCTTCATATTGTCTTATTTTTAAATTTACAAAGTCAGCGACTTAGAGTTCAAGTTTACCACCACAAGCATATCTTCTTGAGGTCTTAGTAACTCCTGCTTTAGGAGTTACTGGTTTTGCTCTACCTGTTTTATTTCTCATAATAATTTATTTTATTTATACAATTTTATTTGTTTTGAACAAACTCTGCAACAACAAGTGTATCATCATCTGTCTTGATTAAGCGTGCATAGGTATTGTATGCCGTTTCCAAAATATCAATCTTATTAAGAAGTGGACCATGTGATGCTACTTGCATTTGATACATGAAGCTAACATTGTCCTTGTTAGTGCAATAAGTGTTACCTCCTTGCGCTCCTGCAAAGACTATCTCCAGGATGCCTCCTTTCGACGCCTTTTGAAACCAATTGTATACGTTGATATTCTGTGAATAATACATTCTAACAATCTGATGGTTTGTAACAAACGGAATACTTATATATCCTGCATTGTCTAGTTCATTTCTATAATCGAAATTATTAACAATAGCTGTGCCAAAACTTGCTTTTATTTTTGTCCAAAAACAGTTTAGTCCATTTAAATCTAAAAACTTCATATTAATTAATTTTTAAAATTATTATTAAGCAAATAATGCATCTATTTCTCCTGTAGTTATTGCAGAATCTGCTGTAGCTCCTGAAGATATACCATCAAGCTTGGACTTGTATGCTGAAGTGAAGTCGTGGGTAGAAAGTCCCTTCCCGCTTACCACGTCTACTTTCTTCGCAAGGGCTGCATTTACGTCTGCCGTCTTGGCATAAGGCGACAAGTCGTAGGTGGTGTTTGTATCAGTCCATGGAACGTTAACATAAGCCTTACCGCTTCCATCTAGCAGGACGGCATAATTACGACCGCTTGTACCATAACCTATAAGGATACCACCCAACACCGATGCACTGGCAGTAGGCAGGGTGTAATTGTTTGCACCATCCGCAATGCCATCTAGCTTAGCCTTATCGGAGGATCTCATGAAGCCGTTTTGACCAACATAAGGTCTTGCCCCAGTAGTTCTAGGTTCTGCAAGAGGTACTGGGGCTACTATCTTCCTCCCATCACCTAGTGTATATACAAGATTTCGAATTGAAGTATTTGAAATATAAGACCCATCGGCTTCTATATTTGTGAATTCCACATTTGTTACCGCTTCCGTCTTTTTGGCGTAAGGCGTTAAATCGACCTTCACGGCATGAGTACCGATTTTTTCCCACGCACCATTGGTATAGTAATACTCTTGATACACATCGTTGGCATCGCTTCCGTCCTTAACGATGTATATCTTGTTACTCTCGCCCGATGAAGGAAGGCTGGTTACCAACTTGAACAAAGATGTATCGAGGTTGCCAAGTTGTGCGAGCGGGATTCTTCCGTTGGCATCAAGTCCTGCAACACCATTAGCTTCACCAATAGGAATCATTTTTCCACTTGCAAAAAGATAATTAACCCCATACTTATTATTAGTAATACTGGATGGGTCTATTCTTATAGAATTACCACCATCTGAATCATTTAAAAAAGACACACTTCCTCTAATTGTACCACCAGTTAATGATAAATAATTAATATTAACCCAGTTCTTAATCTTCTCCCAGAAATATGCTAAGCCTATTGCGTCTAAAAATTGCATAATCTATTGTTTTAAATTGTTATTTACTAGTAATATCTGTTATCTGTTCCTCCGTGATTGCTGGAGGGAAGTCCTTCGTCACGATGTCGGTCACTCTGTTTGAAATATCCTTGTAGATGTCCGTGCCGAGTTTTTTTGCTGTCACGCTGCCGTCTCTGATGTTTCCAGTTGATATACAGTCCTCGGTCAGATGGTCGTGTTTGACCGCTCCCGGTTGTAGCTTATCTGAGGTCACACAATTGGATGCTAGGTGTCTGTTCTTTACAGAGCCATCGGCAAGCTTCGCTGCCGTTATCGCCCCATCCGCAATTTGCGCTTCCGTTATTGTTATCTTGGCGAGTTCACTCTTGATAATCCTAACGACCGCATCGTTCTCCAGTTTGTCGTCCATCATGGCAAGCATCCTGCTTAACTCGACAACGATGTCGTAAATTTCCGTGCCGACACGCACCGCTGTGTTTTCTCCAACCTGCGTTGCATCTCGTATCAGCTCTGCCATACGGAGCATTTTTTGAATATCCTCGTTCATGTCTTATGTGCTTTTAGTTGCCTATTGCGTGAATGTGTGCCCTTGTTCCTCGCTGTGGCTTCACGTCCCCTTTCGGGGTGAATGTCTTGAGGTATTCAAGGGCATCTGATAAATATCTTTCTGCCATATCCATGATGTCGTTGTATTGCTTGTTGTTCGATAAGTCCTGAACATGGTCTGAATAATCGTCTCTGTGGCGCATTCCACCTGCTCGGCTTATAATTGTGCCATCGGCACGAAAAAACCTCGCATACGTGAAATAAGCGAGTGCCTTGCGTATTCCGCTTGTGTACTTCTGCACCTTGGTTTCTTCTTGGCTGCAATCTCCATTCTTCTTGGTGGTGTATTCGCCACCGTCCAGGAAAGTTGCAGGCTGGAAATCGGGCAATACTGAATCGCCCCACTCTCCCTGCTCGGTCGCTGCCTTGAACCGCTCATACCCAATGGCTGGTATGATGTTCGCATCTTCGCATTCCCGAATGTATGCGTTCACTTCATCCTCATCTAGGTGTACGCTGGTCGGTCGTGCCAGTTCCCGGAACTGGTCTGCCGTGATAAGTTGTTTCCTTTTTCCCATAGGCTCAATCAATTAATCTATCGTGTTGTTCCCTGCCACCTCGCTGCTGATATACTTCAACGGCTGTAACTTTGGGTATAGGTTCTGAATGGCTGGGTCGTACCAGCTATTGAAAATCTTCTTGAAGGCTCGCTCGATGAATCGCTGCTCGGTCGTCACTTCGCCTGCATAGTATTCGTAAGCGTCCTGCATAACTTGTCCGCTGAATCCCAGCTTGCCAATACGGATAGAGTAGAAGAGTTCTTGATGGAACTGTGCGTAGATGCGCTCGATAACGCTGCTGTCGGTTACGGAAAACTCCTTGTCGAAGTTCTTCGTAGGGAAAGCCACAACCTTCGGTTCGTCTTCCTCGTTCTCGACCTCTACAGCAAGTATCTTCGCTGTATTCTCGTCCCCTTGGAACTGCAGAAGGTCTTCGTCTGAAATCATCTGTCCGCTCTCCAACTCTTCGCCTTCCTCGTTGAACTTCGGAACGCCCTTCTTGGTTACGAGCATACACGATACGAGGAAGTTGTTGCGGACGTTTCGCATCTTGACGTTACCCAGTCCCTCATCGGTCGAAATCTCCGTGATGGCTGAATCATAGCTGGCTGTAGGATAAATAAACTGTCCGTCTAGGCTCTTCCACAGAACCTGCCCCTTGTAGCTATCGATGCCTCCTGCGTTTTCAATCTGTTCAAGGACGATGTCGGGGTCGGGATTGAAAATATTGATGCGTTCAATAGTCTTGTCGTTCACCATCAACCGCTTTCCGTTCCTCGTTTTCTTCTGCTCCCAGTCTGGATGCAGCAAGACGTGCGCCACGTTCCCCTTGTCGTCTGTCTCTTCCAGTCGGCAATTTTCAAAGGGTACGTGGCTCACGCTCGACACCTGCCCTAGAACGTTGTAGTTTACATGAAGGGCAAAGCCTCCAAAGCGTGCGAGGTCTTGCGCTACGTTCCGGAGCAAATCGTCTGCCGTGTCCCCTTGTGGGTTCATCGCCAACGATGCTAGAATGTCGCTATCAAAGCCGTAGCCCTCAATAAATCGGGCGTAGCGGTTAAGGCACAGCATTGCCGTTCCGCTGGCTTCCGTGATGCGTGCGAGGTTCTGCGGATAAAGATTATCATATCCGTATGCCTGCATCTTGAATCGGCTTACGTAGCCAATATCAACCCTTCGCTTTGGCTTTTTAACTGTTTTAACGTTCATACTGCTTGTGTCGTTTTACTTGTTGTTTTGTTACTCTTCCTTGCCTGCTTTTTCGGCTTGGTCGAGGTCTTTCTTCTTGTCGCTGCCTGCTGCTTTTTCGGCAGGATCTTTCCCGGTGGTATCATCTGCACCGCTGTCGCTGCCTGCTGGCGGCTGTTTGTTCTCGATAAGTTCCTCACTGGGCATTTTCTGAAAGTAGCTCTCCATGTGTGGGTACTTCGTCAGATATTCATGCGCTACCTTGTCGGTCAGGTTCTCGTTCGTGAAAATCTTACCATTGTAGAAGTCCGGGCAGGAAATGATGAAACCTGCCTTCATTGCGTAATTACATGTTTTTGGCATTGCCTTTTCTTTTTTGAGTTTTAGATAAATTTCAATCAAAGCATCGTGGTAACACTGCTGGCAGGTTGTCGGAACAAACCGCTTTCGTGTTACCTCGAAGTAAAGAGTTTCGATAACTGCCTTGTCGGTTGCATCAAAGGGACTGTCGAAACGTGCCTTCAACTCCTCGACCTTGGCTGTTGCTTCCTTGTATGTCATAGGCTACGCTGCTGCTTCCGTCAGAAGGCTCTTATACTTGGCTGCCGTGGTCTCGCTGTCTGTGTCGAAGAAGAAATACGCTGCCTTCGGTACACTCTCTTCTTCCAGCGTGATAAGCCAGCCACCCTCGGTGTCGTCTGAGTACTTGTCGTTTTCGCCTGCGCTTGCCTTCAGTGCCTGCGCATATCCGAATACCTGATACTCTGCCTTTCCGTCTGCTCCCTTTGAGAGGTTACGCAGGATGATAACGAACTTTCCGTTCGCCAGTCCGTCAATGATATTGGCGCAAACGTCAGGTGTGTTCGCCAATACCACGACTGCTACGGTGTTCTTCCAGCTGTTGCGATACGTGCCAACGGTCAGCTCGGTCTTGGTTCCAGTGAAAGGCTTGCTGCCTTCCTGCCGGATAGCGTATGCCTTCTTGCCAGTCTTCAAAACTAATGTTTTAATTATATTGCCCGCTACAACGGACTTAGTGAAGTCGATGTCGTCTCGGTTGATGATAAGTCCATCGCCCTCCAGTCCCTTTGTTACTTGGTCTTCGCAAGGGACGATGATGTCCTGGGCGATAAGGCTCTCGCAAGTTGTTGTCATATTAATTCGTTTTTAATTGTTATATCCCCAACACCGTTTTGTGGGTGTTGAGGATTGTCAAATAACTTAATACTAAACTGAAAATTTGGAGCGATTAGTAAGCTGCATGGATCATGTCCTCTTCGAGGAGAGCCGTGCCAATCTTACCGGTAGCATAGAGATAGTTTCTGCGCTCCTTCTGGTCGAACCAGATGTCGAGGTCGCTGATGAGGTTGTCTGCATCTGTACCAATCATAAGGTGCTTCGGATTGCAGAATACCGCACGGTGTGGAAGGTTGATTGTCGTCTCGCCCTTCTCGTATGCTTTAATCATTCTGTCCCAAATGCCGACACGTGCAATCTTCACTCCGTTGTAGGTCGCTACTTCGAAGCCATCGAACAACTTTTCCCACGGCATAATGTCGTGGTAGGTCTTCTTGAGGTCGTAGGTCAATGCGTCAGCAAGCGAGCGTGTCATGAGCAATACGGCATCGCTGTCGTCTACGATACGTGTGTCTGCATCCATCAAGATGGTGTCTACAAGTGTAGTAGCCGCACCACTCTTGCGCAATGCTGAAACCTGCGCTGCTGCTGTGGCTTCGCTGTTGGCTGCGATGGCTGTATGTTTGGTCGCTGTGGCTTCAAAGATGCGCTTGAACAGACCATCGCAGACGTTGAAATTACTGACATCTAAGTCTGCTGTCAGCTTGCCGCCACCTGAACCTGCCAATGCTGCCTCCTTGTCACCAAGCCAGCCGAAACGCCAAATCATCTGCTCCATGGCTCGCTGGAGTGCATCTGCATAGATTGTCATAAAGTCGGTGCTGGTGAGGTCGCCAATGGCTGTACCAGTCTTCAATGAATACTCAGCGATGGTTCCCTTCAATGCCTCGTAGCAAATCTTAATAGGAATCTCCCACTGTCCGAGTTCCCAACGCTTCTGAGAATTTGCGATACCCTTCTCCTCATAGGTAGGGTCGCAACCGCCACCCTTCTTACCTACCATTTCCATCTCTCCGAGAAGAGCGATAGGGTCTTTCTCTTTGACCTTCTGAATATTCACGAATGAAGAGAAATCTTCATCGTTGTAGAAGGTTTCCTGCACGGCATCCTTGATGCTTGCGAGGTTTTCTGGCTCGAGTTTAAGGTTCTCGAGTTGCTGTTTTGTAAATCCTGCCATTATTTTCTTTTGATTTAATGGGTTAATACTTGGTTACTTCTTGCCCTTTTTGTGGAGCTTGGCAAGTCTCTCCTTGATGGCGTTCTTGCCTTCCTCGACAGCGTTCACGTTGTCGCCTGCGCCCTTGCCGCTTGGCTGTCGCTGTGCTGGCTGGTAGTGGCTGCTGTAGCCTGCTAAAACCTTTTCAGCACCGCCTGCCATCTTCACGGCATTCAGGATGCGCATGTCTTCCTTGCTCTTCGCGAGTTTCTGTGCGCTTGCCAGCTGTGCCTTGGTGTCGTTCAACTGCTGCTTGAGTGCTGCTACCTGCTGCTGCAACTTGGCTACGGTGTCGTTGTCGGTGCTTGATGCGCTGCCGCCCTCACCGCCTTCACTGCCTTCACCGCCCTCATTGTCGGTGTTGTCTGCGGTCTGAATGTCGGTAATTACACCGTCCTCGACAACGATTGTCTTGCCGTCCGGCATTTCGAACGTTCCGTCCGGACTTGCCTTGTCGCCTACTTGTGGATCTCCCTCTTCACGCTCAACGGTCAGTGTTTGTCCGTCTGCTGTGTTGAGTTCCATCGCCTTTGGCTCTGCCTTGGCTTGTGGCTCTGCCACCGCCTGCTCTGCTTCCTCCAGTGTCTTCACGCCCAACTTGGCGAGAATCTTGTCGAGGAGAGAAGCCTTTACTTCTGTTTTCTTCTCCATTGCTTTTGGATTTTGTTGTTTTGAATTAATAAAATTTTCGATATTGCGTTTCGATGCGCTTGCGCTGAGTGCTGAAACGGTGCTGCTGATAAGACCTAGGCGCAAAGCCTCGCTGGTGTTGATGAAGATGTCCTTATCCATTAAGGTTTGAATCTCTTCCCGATCGCACTCGCACCGCTCTACGTATGCGTCCACCATCTTATCCTGCCACATCTGCATTTCCTCGCCCAGGTTCTTCAAGTCCTTTGCGTTCAGCTGGTCGCCCAACCCCCAGCCAGGAACCCACGGATTGTGCAGCAGGAAGGCAGCGTTCTCATATGCCTTGCGGCTCTCCTTTGGTGCAGCGAGCATGATGATTGTTGCCATGGATGCTGCCTTGCCCTCCACGGTGCAGGAAATCTTCTTTCCGCTCTGTCGCAGTCTGTCGTATATCGCCCAACCTTCGACTACAGAGCCGCCATTGCAGAAGATGCGCATATCGATGGTGTCATCGTCTTTCGGTATGCTTGCCGCAAAAGCATCTATATCCTGAAAGCAGACACAATCGCCACCCCACCATTGATACCAGAACTTGTTGTCTTGGCTGTCGATGTCGTTGTATATTCTGAGTTTTGCCATTGAATCGTGATTTTTAAGTTTTAAAACGCTGCAAAGATACGACATTTTTCGATATGTTTATCTCATAAGCAGTTAATTTTTCTAAACAAGCCGAAATTTTGCGTTCTAAGCGGCTTTTATTACCTTGGGTGTGTAACTTTACCACCTTTAAGCGAAAACCGCTCAGAACGCAAATCTTAAAGAAATAACTACACTTTAAATCCTGCCGATATTCTCTATCGTCTGCACTCTACGCTGGGTTCGGTTTATCTCCTCCACGCTCACTACTGGCTGAGGAGCCATCTGATACCCTCTTGCTACAGCTGCTGCCAGCATATCCATGCCGATGTTGCTGCCTCCGTTGTTTACTACGATAGGCACGCCACCGCCTAGCTGGTTGAATGCGGATAATATCGGGCTGAACATCGAAGTCGCCTTGGCGGTCATTACGCTCTCGCCATTACTAAGCCTTGCCGGGATGCTGTCGCTCGTTCCGGTTCCAGAGCCTTGGACGTAGCCACCAGTGGAAAATCCCTTGACGGCTGCTTTCGCTCCGGCAAATGCTGCCTTGGTTAATGCCATCATGCCTGCTGCACTGGCAACGCCAAACCACGACTTTTCTGCCAGCTCATGTGCCAACATCTGTGCGTAATAAGCCGTGATTGCCATCTCGATCGCATCAAGCAAAGATGTGAGCATGGATTTCAAGAAGTTGTGGAAGGATTTGTCTTGCTCATTGAAGAAACTAGACAGTCCATCGCCCAGCGTAGAAATCATGTTAGCCATCATCTGCTGGCGTTCACCGATTTTCTGTTGCTGCTTCTTGTTCGAATCGTCTGCCAGCTGTACCTCTGTGTCGTGGAGTTGCTGCTGGAGCTGCTTCTGCGCTTCCGTGTTCTCTTGGGTCATTGCAAGTTTCTGCTCCAGGAAAGCCCTATACCGCTCCAACTTGGCAGCGTTGTCGTTCTCCTCATCGCTAGTGCCACCACCCAATATATTTGCATCATTGCGTGCCTTTTCTGCGTTCTCGAACTCCTTGTTGAGTTCGTCCACAATCTCCTTCGCTTGGTTCTTCAAGTCCGCTTTCGCCTTTATCATGATGTCGAGAAGTTTTGCCTGCATTTCCTGCGCCTTTTCTGCTCCGATTTGCCCTGCCGCCACGTATGCGTCAATACTCCTAGCCACCATGTTCTTCTCCAGCTGTTCGAGGTCGTTGCTGTAGTCTCGGTCGTTGCTGTACATGTCTGCGAGGTATCGCTTCTTTGCGTCCATTACTTGCTCGTTGTACTGAAACTGTATAAGTGCAATCTGTGCCTGCAATTCTTTCTCCTGCTTCTTCCTGCGCTCTGCCTCTGCCTTTGCTTCCGCTTCTTCCTTGGCTCTCTGTGCCTTTGTCTTGGCAGTGCTTCCCTTTGCTGCTGGTGTCGTTCCCTTGTTTCCGTTCGTTGGCTCGCTGCTGGTCGCTCCACCGTCTAGGTTCGCAAGTTTCAGATGGTTCAGTCTTCCATTGACGGTGTTCTCGAATCCGTCAGCGAAGGAGTTTCCTATCTCGATACCAGCATTCTTGATGTCATGCCATGCTTCCTTGATAGTGCCGGAAATGTCGAATATCTCCTTGAATCCCTTCTGTGCCTTGGATAGGTCGAATGTAACGATACCTTCGAGAATATCAAGCATGCCCTTGGCTGCAAAGCCCATCCTCTTGAATGCGTCTATTCCAAGATTGCATACAAGCTTGATTGCGTTCCACATCAAGCGGAAACTTGTGCCGAGTGCATTGATTACCCCTCGCAACAGAAGGCTATCATTGTACCAGTCGATGAAGTAGTTGATGGTGTTGAACAAGCCCTTCATTATCTGAATGAGCACCTTCGTTCCGAATTGCTTTCCTGCCGTGATGATTGATGCAAAGCCCTTTTGACTGAAATCGAACATAGAACTCATATAGGTGTTCAGTTCCTTTTGTAATTTGATGTTCTCCAGCTGTACATCTCCCCACGCTCCAGTCTGCTTCTTCACTTCATCAAGGCTGGTGCTCATCGTGTCGAGCTGTTCGATAAGCTGAATACCTGCTTGCGCTCCCTGCTTTCCGAAGACGTTTTTCAGTATATCTCCAACCTGCTGGCTGTCCGCTCCAAAGTTCTTCATCTTCGTGCTGACCTCTTGGATAACATCGAAGGTACTTTTCGTTCCTTTGGCTAGGTCTTCCTGCACTTGCTTGCTTGAAATACCGATAGCATCAAGGCTGGAAGCCGTGCCGCTGCTCATCTCACGAATTTTCTTGCTCGCCATATCGATGATGTCGAGACCCTTGTCGCTGAAGATACCGCTACGTGTCTGCTGGATGATAGCCACCATCTGGTCTGCCGATATTCCTGCATCGTGGAAGGTAGGCGCATACTGCTGTATCTTCTGCAACATATCGCCCGATAGGTCTGCACCGCTCGCAAAGCCCTTGTTGATTACGTCCATCGCCTGCTCGCCCGATAGATGGAAATTAGCCATAATGTTGTCAGCCGTGCTGAGAACGTCCTTGAAATCCTTTCCCATCGTGTCCGCTGTGGCTGCGATGCTGTTCCTCATCGTCTCCAATGCTTCCCCGGTGTAGCCAGTGAATTCCTTTGTCAGTCGTGTGGCTTCCATCAATCCCTTGTTGTAGTCAAACCACCATTTGAATGCCATTCCTGCGCCTGCAACTCCTGCTAGTCCCAGGAACACTGGGTTCGTTGCCAATCCGAGAAAGGTTGAGCCAAAAGCCTTGACGTTAGGGATGATGCCCTTAACGGTCTGTCCGAGGTTCACTACAGTGTTTGCAAAGTTGCTGACGCCTTCGCCAACACCTCCACCGCCTCCCATCGGTACAACGTGCTGAAGGTCGGCTGCAAGGTCAAGCATTGAGTTGTAGTAATTACCTACATTTCGGTAGTACCGCTGGGTCTGCTCCTCTGCCAGTTTCAACTTATCCGTAATCTCGTTTATGTGCTTTGCTAATGCCTGCCCCTTCGCTCCCTCACGCTCTGCCTTCGCCATTTCATCGTATTTCTTGGTGGCATTGGAAAGCTGGGCACGCAGCTGCTTCAAGCTGCCTTCCTGCTCGTTCTCTGTGCGCACGTTGTTCTGGATCTCCTTCTGCAAGGCACGCACGTTGTACTGGTACTCCTTGATGGTTGC